CACCTCCGATCATTTTCAACCATCGGGGATCTGTCTCTTTATTCCTTCTAGCTTCAACAAAGTCGAGATATGTTGCACCAGGGTTTGCATCAACAAACTGCCGATATAGCAACATTGAAGATGCTTCATTGCCTTCTGCGGCACCTGCAGCTCCAGCAGCAGCCTGGGTTATTGCACCCATGGTTGCTCCCATTCCAACATCACGAGCCATTTGAGTATTAGAAGCCATGTTGAAGAGAGCAGTTCCGGCGGCGGGGCCAGCAAGGTAGGTTTGCATTCTAGCTAAAGTAGCAGCTTGAGCAATTTCTGGTAATTGAAGACCTGTACGTCTTGAAGCACCTTCCATCATTTCCCTTGTGAATCCAACTCTTAAACCGGCTGCCATGGCAGTAGCTATTGCAGTAGGATCGGTTCCATAGATGCCTGCATTAACTATATCTTTTATCGCCTCAGCACCACCGGCATCTTTCAATCTTTTAAATCCTTGAACGCCGCCTGCTTGTACAGCGGAAGCAATCAACTGCTGTGATTCTGGAGCTGACATTCCAAGAGCGGTCAAAGACAATGCCATGCCAGTGGCACCACCTCTTCCACCGCCCATTCCCATCATTGCAACATCTAATTTTTGTAATCCGTATTGTTGCTTAGCTGCATCTCGAAATTCAGGCACGCCCTGTTGAGTCATCTGAGCAATTGTCTGCATTGCTCCGCCTTGCAGTGACTCTTTTTGAAAAAGACCTCGACCAAGAAGCTGATTACCGCCGAACTGGCCGAATGCTAAAACGCCCGCACCAATAAGTGGATTCAGAGAGCTCACAAGACTTATTAATCCAAGAGCACCACCGACAGCGCCTGTAATATTAGCTCCAGCATCTCGCTCTCTTTCAAGCATGCCCCGGCCAACAGCACCAGCCGTTCCTCCAAGCATTTCAAATGGACGAGTTATTCCATATTTGACATATTGCTGAAGCATGGGACCAAGAGCACCAACAACAGTACCAAATGCTTCGAGTCTCTTGGTTTGTTCTGCCCCGGCTTTAGAATTATCCTTTAACGCTTTAACTACCTCTTCTTGCCCTGCAATTTGTTCTTCTATAAGCCGATATAACGAACCTGGAGATGAAGGACCTCCTCCGGCGGGAGGAGTAAGAGACGCAGCGGTAGCTGAAGAAGCAGCCAAGACGCTGTTTAATTTGTTATTCAGAGATGTAATTGCACTTACTACATCACGAAGTGTTGCCATCTACCTTTTCCCAATCTTCATCTGGAGTCATTAGCGATTCAAGGTCTATATCCTCTCCACGCTCCAATCGTTTGTTCAGGCTATCGAATTCTTCGGTATTTCTATAGATTATTCTATTATCTTCTTCTTCTTCCTCATGGCGATCCTGCTCACGCTTAGAGAATTCAGATTGCAAGATTAGCTCATATACAATGTCTTCATCGGTGAGATCTAAAAATCGAGGGTCGTTAGGAGGGAGGTTATACTTACTTCTGTACATCAAACGAGCCAGAGTTGTTTCTATCTCTTCTCTAGCTTGTTTTTTTAACTTCTTAAATGCAAAATCTTCTATGTCGTCTCCGACATCCGGGTCTTTACTAGACTCGGCCGTTAGCTCACGACGGAGAAGGTCCTGCCGGAGCTTCGTTACGAAAAAAGGCAAAATTTTCGTAATCGGCAATCATTTGAGATAGAGTTTTCCAGTCGGCAGAATCTATTTCCTCTAGCTTGAGCTCCGCTGGCTTATCTACAATAACCACATTCAAGGTTGCAGTAGCATAAGCCAGCGATTCGGAAGCTCTATCTAATGTAGGAAATCCTGATTTATAGGCGGCCAGAGCAATACCAATAGAAATTTGCTGGCCAACTGTGGGAGTTCGATATCTAATCTTATACGGTTTGCCATCGATTGTGTAATCAAAATATTGCGAAATTTTCTGAGCCATTTTACACCTCTTTATTTATTAAGCTGTAGTTTCCGAGAAACCGTCTGCATCTCCACCAAGAGCTTCGGTAGCAAGCAATGTGCAGTTGTGGGAAACAATTGTATGCTTTCTGACTGAAACCGTTCCTCTTCCGAAAATACAGTTGTTATATTGACGGATAGTTTTCCTTGAAACCTTGTCTATGACAACGACCGTGAAAGGTTCCGTTGCTAAATATGCATCAATGCCTTCAGGGAAGACACCAACAGAGAAGAGTGAATCTTTCTTGAGAGACATAGAAGAAACTGCTAAGGAGATTCTGTACATTGTAGGCACATACTCTACAACTCGAGGATCACCAATCCCAGAAGCTGGTTCCGGAGCAAAATCTTCATCAGCGGTCATATCTTGAAGCAAGCCAACGGGCTTGTTCTTGATAACCACCATGATAGTATTGCCTGAATATACTTTAGCCATTGTAATAACTCCTTAATTAGATCGTTGCCTTGAAGATCGTAGCATGGATTGTAATCAACACATAGTTGATCGGAAGAACTGGTGAGCATTCAAACGATACACGAACCACGTCGCCGTCAGCAGTTAGAGTGAGGTTTCTATATGCTGGATATGCCGGAGTGCCGACAATGATTTCGTTGTTCTCAAGTTCACGAAGAACCTGGACCAAAGATCCCTTGATGATCTGAAGCATCTGTAGAGAATTCTTTCTACCGATGAATTGCTTCAAATTCTCTCTGCAGTTCTTGGCAATGTAGTTCGTTACCAATCTGACAGAGATTTCCTTCTTATTGAAGTTGTCGTCTGAGATCCAAGAAGTTACACCCTGGACAACCTTTAGGCCTCCGCCTACTCGTTCGATTACAAGAACACCATTATCGATCAACTGAAGGATATGGCGATTCAAGAAATATGTTGAAAGTCCCTGCATTCCCGTGACATCCTTGTTTGTGATAGGCTCACCAACTGGGAATGAAGCAATCAAGCCAGCAATATAGGCAGCCGTGTAAGTACCATTGAAGTACTTAAGAGTGCCTTTGATGTCAAAAGTCTTAAGTCTTGGAGAACATACAACCATATACGGCGAATTGAAGCCAGTTGCCTTACCTGTCAAAGTTGTAACAAGAGTGTCTGGCGGACCATCAGGAACCGATCCACCAACATCAGTAAACTGATATCCTACGAGGCCGATTCGTTCTTCTGCCTTAGTTGTGCTCATTGCTTTGCAATGATCATGTACTTTGGCAAAAATGGAATCAGGAGTCGTACCAGTTGTAATTACAAGTCCCAAATAATCATCAACAATTGGGACGATAAGATCTAGATCTAAATCTTCATAGATTTCTGCCAAAACGCCTGTGTAAGTCGTAGAATCGATTGTTCCAATATCGCCCTTTTGTATTGCATTGGCAAAATTGATTGTGAGAGGAGCCAAAGCTCCCGTAGATTTAGCTGCGGAAGATGTGAAAATATCAGCTTCATCTTCAGCATAGACATAAGGCTGATTTCCCGCATTAAACCAATCAAACGCAGCCTTAACATTAGCATACATAACAGCAGGAACCGTAGCAGAAGCTGCCGTTGTAGTATCTGAATCGAGTTCGGTTCCTGGGACTTCTTTCAATACTGTAAATGTGAATGTCGAGTCATCAATTGGAGAAGGAGTGGCATTTGCCATAGCATCCTTGATTCTTTCAACAAGATCTGTAGTTGTAGCTACACCCACTAAGTCAATTGCTGGAGCCGCATTAGCGCCCTGTTCGATAGTAAGATTATAAGCGGCACCGGCATTCGCGATAGAGAATGAAGTAGAAGCTCCAGAGTTTAGAATTGAAAGAATGTCATAACCAATTCCGGTTCCTGTGATTGTATTCTGTTGAGCCGTAACTGTAATGTCAAATCTCCCCGCAGCATAAACTGTGCTAACAACGATTCCATTATCGTGCTTCCCATAAGCCTTTGACAGAAGAGTAAACGGAATATCGGTTGGAGCAACAGTTTGTCCAGTATATCTATAGGCTGCTTGAGTAGGGATACTTGTGAAAACATGGCTAGAATAAGCACCACCAACGCGAGTAGCCCAGATGTACTGAGCTCCTCCATTGAATGCCATAGCAACACCATCGACAAGCGGTCCTTCACCGAAAATGTCAGTGGCGTCTGTCAAAGATGTCAAGAGATAAGCCTGATTAGGGATGCCGTCTTTAGCGGGACCCATCATTCCTATTACATTCGAACCTACAAGACCAACCGGTGTTAGCGCTGTATCGTCAACATAAGTAGCCACCTGTGGCTTGATGTAGTATCGACCATTGAAATATACGCCCATTAACATTCTCCTATCGCATAGAGTGAGGATAAACCTATGTCATGTTTATAAATTAACAAATCTATGGCGTTTCTTAGGTTTCACCCATGATATTTTGCCAGAAATCACGGTCACATGACTTAAGGAAGATCTGATTGATGAGTCCGTATGCAGACGAATCACCAAAATCATTCCAAGATTCAATATATCTGAATCTCACGATCAAGTGAACGTGAAATATATCAATAGGGAAAAACTCAGCATCTGGTGAAAATCTATCGGTATTTATGTCCAAATCGGGCATATCATCATTGTTAGCAGAATACTGTTCTAGTATGTATCTTACGAATGTACCGAGAATTCTTACTAGCAAAATCTGCTTTGCAAGGATATTGATAGAATAGACACCCATGTTGATAGTTCCATACTCGCCATCCGACGTGGAACCATCATCCATTAACGTTTCGGCACCTAATACATCGCCAATAGGCTTATCTGATTCTATTTGCGTTTCTTGATCCATGATCACAACAATGTTTGGGACGACCGCTGAAATTGTTGCATAAGTTGTGTGATATTGAATCTTGTCATTAATAATGATGTCTTTGAATGCAGAACGTTCCTCTTCGCTCAAGTCCAAAGTGTCAAAGAGGTATTTAAAAGTCTGATCAAACGAACTGCCCGTTGACTTCAACGCAGTGAACGCCGACTGTATGATACGCAGTATTTTATATTCGTTAAACGGAAAAGACATTATTCAGCTCCGAGATCAGCGATCCTCTTCTTTGCCTTACGTTCTCTTTCGGCTTTCCCTGTTTGAACTCTTTCTTGAGCTACATCTGTTTCGTGATAGGTCGGATCGTCCTTAGATTTTATAATTTGTTCAGGTTCTTCTGATTTAATCGATGCACCCATAGCTGCAATCCTCATTTTGGCTTTACGTTCTCGCTCAGTAGCGCCCGTTTGAACTCTTTCTTGAGCCTTATCGGTTTCCTGATAAGAAGGAGAAGGCTGCCGTCCGCCAATAACCGACCGTTTTTGTCCCTCTGAATCATCTTTTACCAGAGTCTGAACATCTCCGCCGGGGCCCAAAGGCATCACCCTTGCGCCCTTAGAAATAAATGGAGAATCCTGCCACTTATCGCAAATAGACTTTTGAGTTCTTGGAGTAGAAAGATTAGTGTGTAATGAATGAGCACGCTGAACATCTTCCGGCTTGACATCCATCTTAGCTGCTTCAGGAAGATTTTCTTTCGTCATCCTAATAGTTGAAACAGCATCATGAATCTCTCGTTCTCTTTGCTGAGACATGTCTTTTGTCAAGTTGCAAGTACGTTCATCAAGAGATTTATTTTCACTCTTAGCAGGTTGTGGACCGGCAAGAGCTCTATTCCTCTCTTCTAGAAATACAGGCTGGGAGTCCATAGCTTCCTCTTTCTTCTTATCGATACCTGCATCTGGATCTTGTTTCCAGCCGCCACGGCGGACTCCTGATTTACGAGGACCGTAGTCAACATTTAAAGCCTTCACTAAATCACATGTACGTTCATCAATGGATTTTTCAGCCTTGATCTTTGCAGCCAATCCGTGCATTCCAGTAGAAGAAGCTAAATGAGACGCTTTTGTCTGAGCGCCTGAAATATATTTCTTCTTTTGTTCTTCAGTAAGTTCGGGTTTCCTTACTGCAGAGGGTTTAGATTCATCTTTTCCTGAACCTCTTTGGAACTTGCCTCCCGAGGCACCTGCGCCATAGACAGCCTTTTGAAGAAGGTCATCCACAACTGACTTCTTGCTTACTCCCGGAGCCCAAGCTTCAACCATTTCATACTCGGAGCCTCTTTTGTCTTTCGGATCAGCGCCAAGAACATGGCCGTCAGCCTTCGGAGCTTGCTTCTTTTTAGCCTTGAGTCCATCCTCAGTTTCGCCATCGAGAACATGAGTGTGGCACTTTTCCATGTCGGATTCCTCTGATTTGTGTTTTACTGTGCCTTGCTTAATAGCTGTGGCTAACGCGAAAGGATTTTCTACACCGGGCTGTTTCTTCAAGGCCCGCACCGTCTTTTCGTCGTATTGTCCCATAGCCGAACGACTCTTGGCTTTTTCAAGAATGTTATCTATAATCGATTTATCCATGTTTAGTGTCTCTTCATTCCAGCTTCTGCAGCTTTCCTATCGCTTGGGTCGCTGCTTTCAGCTAGTTTCTTGAGGTTCTTTACGGCACCTGGTTCGGCTCTTTCAAAGGATGCCTTTTCCTTTGAGCCACCGGGATTACCCATGGTAGCCATCGAACCGCCTGGAAGTTCTACACCTTCACCCTCTGATGCCTCAACTCTTTTGGGGCCGCCTCGTTCTGATTCTCTCTTGCGGCCCTTTTCTACTATTTCAGAGTTTTTTTTTCGAGGATGGCGTCAAGTGACTTATAAAGGTCAGCTGAGGAGACGGAAGCATTCTTCAACTTTGCTTCTTCACCGACACCAATTTCTCTTGTCTTTTCGCCTTCTTTTTCTACCTTGACAGTTCCCTTAGCAGGATTGTGGATATATTTCTTCTCGCTCTTTGCCTTAGGGTGCTTGAATCGAGTAGTCGGCTTTGTGCCATAGTTAATCTGAGTAGCCTTGCCTCCGCCTGCTTCCTTGGAGACAGAAGTGGCGCCCTTTTCAAGGCCCATAGCTTCAAGAATAGACTTTGAAAAGTCTAATGAATAAGATTTCTCGCTCATGTGTTCTCTCTTTTCCTTTTCGGGATCTTTTGCCCATTCAGCTCTTTCTTCTTTTTGTCCGCCCTTACCCTTTTCAAGGTCTGATTCCTCTGATTTGGCGGCCCCACCGGTGCCAGTCTTCTGAGAAAATGCTGCCAATGCAGTTTGCTTCATTTTCTCTTTTTCTACGGCCGCACGTTCCTTGACTTCAGGAGCTGGTCCGCCAGAAAGATGTCCAGCCTGTGGTGTTCCTCTCATCACAGAAGAAACCTGACCAGGGTCGAGATTTCGACCGCCAATAACAGCTTTGAAAATTTCTTCAACTCGCTCGATACCCATAGTCTTGACTAAATGATCGAGTGTCTGTTCATCGATAGACTTTTTAGCCTTACCGCTTTCAGCTGGGATTGTGTCGTCCTCTTCCATCTCGTCTTCAAACTCTTCAGGAAGATTGTCGGCCAAGTTATCAGACTTTTCTACATCATCTTCGTTTTCATCGTCTTCTGACTTTTCAAGATCGCCATCCTCAACAGAGGCTTTCTTTGTGCCAGTACCGGGCTCGTTAGGACCAATGCCCGAAGGTTTTCCCTCGTGCTTGATAGAATCAGGTCGAGCAACGGCAGCATGACCTTCGCCACCGATTGTGTCTTCAGAGCCATCCTGGAATTCTTCTCCTGACTCATTCTTGGCTTTCTTAGCCTTGACAAGTTCAAAGAGCTCTGCAGCCTGTGGATGACCTTTGAGCAATGTGGCAACCGTAATTTCATCAATAGTATAGGATCTCTTCATGGCTCCCTCTTTTAATACTTGTTTATATGCGCCTTGTGCTTTGGCTTTACCCTCATCAAACTTCTTTCGACGAGCAATCGCTTCATCAATTTTTGCATTTTCCTCTGGAGTAGTTGTTCTAACTACTTTATCCTTAAAAAATAGCTCTGGCGTTACTCGTCTGTTTTCCATCTTATATCTCCTTAAGCAAACAGATACGCATCAGGTATCTCTAGTTTTGCTGTAAATAGTCGAGGTAAATCTTCATAAGCCTGCACTCCGCCTTGATCTGCGGGCTTGCCAGCTACAAAGCCTCTAATTTCATGTGCCGCCGTTATAACAACATAGCTTGGGAAGAAGCTATATAAAATGCTAAAACCTCTCCCCGTAGGAGGAGGATCATCTTGCCAAATAAGATTACCTGCTTCATTTGAATCTACATCTCGATCTTCTGCATTCAAGTTAGTGCAGTCGTAAGATTTACCATCCTGATCAATAACTTGCATAAGTTCTACAATGGGAAACGTAAACTTATACTCACGGATTGCAGGATCATAAATCTTTGCTTCACTTCTAAATGTGACAGACTCTTTAAATACCATTCTGTCACGTATATTGACCTTGTTCGCCGGTTCACATGTTAAATTAACGAAGATGTTGCTCATAATACCTGGTTGAGCCACTCTATACGTTAAAGTCTGTTCTTCTCTTCTGTTTGAAGAAGGCACAGCCCTTATTTCTTTATTCAATACATACACCCAGCCAGTGCCATTGCATTGACCACACGCCATCTGTCTAAACTTTAAATCAACCTGCTCAGATTTCACGGTACATGAGCAAACAAGCGCTTGATACCAGTCAAAACGGCTTCCATACTGTTGTATTAACCCTATAGCTGCCTGAGTATTATAATCAATCTTGATGGGATTGAAATGTACTCTAGCGGCGCCCTGGGCAGTGCCACGATTGAGAGCCATTACGCAGCTACCAAGGACAATCCATAATAATATTGTCTTAGAGTCTTGACAACCTCTGTCATTTCTCTTTCCATTTGTCTGATTCTGCCTCCGTATGCAGCGTTTTCAGCCGATGCCGTAGTGCTGACCGACTGCGAGAGCCCATCAATTCCGATAGAATAGCCTGCCAAAGCAGCTTGACCACCGAGAGCAATTTCACCGAGCACATTGAGGACTCCAGTTGTAGCATTCATAGCAATAAGTTGTGCTAACAAATCAGGAGCATCCTCGTCGCAACCTATACCGCCGGTATAGGAGACTCTTAAAATCTGAGGAATATAGGTTGAGCTAGACATCAAAGGCATAAATAGAAGCATTTGATTGCCAATAGCTGCACTCGCTAACATTCCGAAATATGGAATAAGGTTTATTTGAGCTGATTTCTTCTTTAGTTGTATCCATTCACTCGGAATCTGAATAGTTTGTGTAATGATATTCAGTTCTAATTTTGAAATTTCAACTGCAGGACGAGTGTTGAGTTGGACATATCCATAGCCACCCATCCATTCTTCAATACGATAGTCGTACGTTTCATTCTCAATAGTCTTTGGACGTATTGCTATATTGAGCAAGAGTTCTGCACGACTAATTGCAGAATCAATATAAAACTGAATAGCTTCATCTGTAAGTTTGTCGTTATCGAATTCAATAGGAATTCTCCAAAGCCAAACTTCTTTTAGCCAATCAGGCGTGATATCTTTTATCTTCATTATTTCTTCTTTACGCTTGAACTCACTGCTTGAACTCTTTCGTGACATCTATTGCATCGCTGAGTACCATCCACATGATGAATAACGGCACTTTGAGCATGACTCTCTTTAGTTTCTTCATCGTGATGCTCTATACGATTGATTAATCCTTCTTCGACTTGAGCTATTTTTAATCTAGTTGCAGCAATATCAGCTTGAATGAGTATGATTTCTTTCTGTGTTCCTGTAACAGTCAACAACACCCATGCCAGAAGAGCGACGATAGCAATGGGCACAGCCTTATTAAACCACTCAAATACGTCAAATTTGAGTTGCCTAAGTGCGTCCTTTTGTTTTTGAGTCATCTGCATTTATCCAATCCTGAAAAGGTCTTAGACCTTGTAGTCAACAACACCAATCGTAACGGCTGCGTCGCTGAGGACAAGTAGATAGACATCCTGGGCATTAGGTTCAAAATATCTTGTGAAAGGAGTAGCGGAAAAGAAAGCGGAAAGATCTAAAGGAGCAGCTGTCTTTGTAAATGTGAAGTAAGTCTTATGATCAGCAGAAATGGTCGAACCATTAGTTGACAGCCCGATTTTTACATATGTGCCGTTAGAGATGACAGAATATATAATGTATCGGGTACCTTTTATGAGAGGCAGCGCAACGTATGTTGCACCCCATTCAAATCTAGCCTTGTGCCTGAGCACTGCTTCCGTGTTTTGAGATACAATACACGACGGCGTCATATAAGCGCCCGTAACGTCAGCCATAACAAACTCCTAACTATGTCATCATGTTTATTTAATACAAAATCGTTAGGCTACTTTTTTGCCCTTTGATTTCTTTGTTTCTGCAGGAGCTTCAGCTTCTGCTACAAATGTGGTC